GCAGGACAAGCCACAACAGATGCAAACGCTTTCTTCTCAACCACAACAGCAACAATAGGTTTGGGTAAAACAGGAAATGTGTGGAAAGATTTACACGTTGATAATATAAAGATAGATGGTAATACTGTATCAACAATTAATACAAATGGAAATATAGAATTAGCACCTAATGGTGCAGGGCTAGTTAATCTACAGGCATCAGGCGATCTAGCTATTGGTGGTGTGGCTTTAACAGCAAACTCTACAGAGTTTAATGTACTTGCAGGATTAACAGCGACAACAGCCGAACTTAATATATTAGATGGTAGTACTACTGTACAAGCAACTGTTACATTAGCAGATGCCGATGGTGTTGTTATATCTGATGCAGACGATAGTGATACAATGAAGCAAGCACTTGTGTCGGACATAGCTACATATGTTTCTAGTAAAACTATGACTATGACTAATAAAACTATAGATGCAAATGGTGCAGGGAATAATATTAGTAATATAGAAGTAGATAATTTTAATGCTGCTACAATCATAACGCAAGCCGAAGGTATCGGAAGCAATGATAATGAGACAACAATCCCTACTAGTGCAGCTGTTAAAGACTATGCTGATAATGCTGTATCTGCCATAGGAACATCTAACTTTGCTGCATCGGCACTTGTAACAGAAGCAGAAGGGCTAAACTCTAGTGATAATGATACGAGTATTCCTACTACTGCCGCTGTAAAAGATTACGTAGATACAAAAGATACAGATAGTGGTGCTGATTATGGAACATCTTCTAACCCTCATGTATTTGTAGTAACTGTTGCAGCTAAAACGGCATCCCATCCTTATTATGGAGATGGAAGTTCTGATTGTTACTTTATAAATGGGATAGAATCTCCTGTTCTAGAATTGAATGGACATGATCAAACAAGTGGTGGAGAGTATTATTACAAGTTTGATTTAAGACACAGTTCAGTAAGTGGTCACCATTTAATTTTTTATGAGGATGCTGCAAAAAATAAAAGCTTTGAGTATACTAAACTTACAGGAACAAACGTAACTTTTGGATCAGGAACTGCAGGTGATGGGTCGGCTAATGCTTGGACTATGCTTAAAGTATCTAATGATACTCCTAACAAGTTATATTACCAATGTAATTCCCATGCCTTTATGGGTAATCATATTAAAACAGGAAACCTAAGTCCCGGTCTTAACGATCATCACACAATCGAAATGGGCAATTTAAAATTTACCAATAATAAAATAGAAACTATTGATAATAATACGACAGGATCAACTAATTCAGGAACAGCTAACCAAGGACATGCTTTAATACTAGACACACACACTAATGGTGCTAGTCAAAAAGAACCTGTTCAGGTAAATACTTGGATGAAAGTTTATGGTAATCATGGTGCTACAAGTAACTATGTAAATGTTGGCATTGCATCAGGTGGTGGTGATGATCTTGTTGTAGCAGGAACTAGTACACCAACACTTTCTATTCAAGAAAATACAAATAGTGCAGGTACAGTTAGAGGTGAGTTTAATATCTTAGCAAAAGACGATACTAATACAGGTCGTTATATATTTAAGATGGAAGGACACCATGCCACTAGAGCATCAGGTTCATCACATAGAGGTGGAGCAAAACTGTGGGCAAAGAATAATACGACATGGATTGACAGTATAAGTTTAGATGCTGATACTGTAGTTATCAATGAGGGTGGTAGTGCATTACTAGATTTTAGAGTAGAGTCCGACAATAGTTCACACGCAATATTCGTAGACTCTGATGCAGACGCACTTGGTTTAATGAACAGTTCACCTAATACAAACTTTGCTGTAGATGCAAGTGGTACAGGTGGGTTTAAAGCCAAAAAGTATGTAGAGCAACATGCTGACGTTACTTCTGCGTCAGGTGTTACAATAAACTGTGAGGATGGTAATACGTTTGCCGTTACTATGGGGCATAATATAACATTTACATTTAGCAATCCTCCAATAACAGCTAATGGATTTGGATTTACTCTTAAATTAACACAAGATGGAACAGGTAGTAGAACTGCAACATGGCCTGCTTCAGTTAAATGGGCAGGTGGTTCTGCACCTACACTTACAGGTACAGCTGCCTCTGTTGATATCTTTACATTTTATACACATGATGCAGGTACAACTTGGTACGGCTTTACTGCAGGATTAGACGTTAAATAGGGAAAAAATATGAGTTCAACATCAAGAAAAATGCAACAAGCTTCTTCGGGTACAGGAGTAGTAGAAGACAATAAAGTTGATAGTGTACTTGATTTATATAGACATTCAATATATATGTCAGACGATGACATTCACACAACTTCAAAACCTGCTGTTAGTATACCTAGTTTAGATTTTACAGGTATAAGTAGTACTAATGTGAATGAAGCATTTGCTATTAACCATATTAATCCTATTTCAAAATTAAATACAGATAATACATCAAGTGGAGTTGGACATACTACCTTTAAAAAATATAATTTTAATTACATTAAAAATGGTATAGATTTGTATAACAATGGTGGAATTGTTGTGATGCGACATAGATCATATAATGGATCTCCTATAGAACTATACCCCGGACAAGGTAAATATCTGTATCCTAGTAATAATAATAGTGAAGCATATAGTGATGACAAAATAGTATCATCTTCAGGTACAGGCTTTACAGAAGAAGGCTTTGTGTATGGTAATGGAAAACACAATGATTATCTTCAAAAAAATTCTATAGCTTGGACATTTCGCAATATGCCTAAGTTTATGCAAAAAGTTTATTATACAGGAGATGGTTCGTCTAATAGACAAATTTCGCATAACCTAGATTGTGACGTAGGCATGATGTGGATCAAAGCACTGAATCAAAATAATGGGGCCCCGGCAGGGGATTGGATTGTTTGGCACAAAAGTCAGACAGGCAACAAAGGCACTACACTAAATAGTAATGATATCTTTCAAGGTACTGCAGGTGGTAAAAATATTCAAGATCTACTTGGAGATAGATCAAATGTTGTACCACCAACAAGCACACAGTTTACAGTAGGTACTGATTCATCAGGTGAGGGTCATACAAATTGGAATAACGTTAGTTATATGGCTATTCTTTTTGCTCACGATACAAGCGACACTTCAATGATCAAGTGTGGATCTTTTATTACAGGTAGTAGTCCTACAGGACCTCCTGCAACAACTTTAGGTTGGCAACCTCAATTCATACTATATAAATGTGCGAGTTTAAATTCTACAAGTCAGGGAGGTAGCCAAACCCAATTACGTAGTGCTTGGATGAGTGCCGATACGGCAAGTTGGCCTAGACTTTCAACAGGAAGTACTTCAGAATATTGTAGTACAAATTTTTGGAGTCAAACAGATTATGAGTACCATTCGACAGGTGGTCAATGGAGTATCAATAATCCTGTAAATAGAAATTTAAAATTTACTCCAACAGGATTTGATACTGTTAATCAAGCAGCAGGGTCATGGGATGGTAGTCAAGAATTTGTTTATATGGCTATACGTGATCCTGAATATAGTTATCCTAATGCCAAAGGCTATGGTGGCTTTATGCTTAATATGAGAGGTTCACAAGATTATGTTAATCACTCAGGTACAACTCCTATACTGCATTCAACAGCCGTAAGAGATACGAATCATAGATGGAGAATGATGATGTCAAATACTCCTTCCCATGAAGATGGTTTAAATAATACTTTAGGTGTCACAAACTATAATAAAGGAGTTGTTACTGTAAATAATAGTACCTATGATCAACTCATACACTCTACTCCCGGCAATAGAAGGATGGGTCACTCTTTTCAGTTTAGAGATAATCATAAATTTATGCGACAAATAAACTTTGAAGGGAATGGTGCAGCAAGCAATATAATAAGGCACGATTTAGGATGTCAAGTTGGGGCAATATGGATAAAGCGATATGATAATACAGGAACAGCTTGGCAAAACAGAATACAAATGTGGCATCTTGCTCACGATGGCGATGCAACAGATGAAAGTAATAATGGTCCCTGCTATTGGTTTATCCCACGTATTGTAGGAATAGGAATGAGTGTAAGTGATATGATTGCTTTTGATGCTGACGCAGGTTCTGATTATTATATTAATGGTAAACGCTGTGTAGGCATAGGTGCTAGTATGGGGATTACAGATAACACTATTGATATAGGTAAGTTAAAACCTGATATTAATGTAGGTGGAAACTCTCCTACTGCTTGGGATTATGCAGGAGCATACGACTCTACAACCAATGCTAATGGTGGCAAGTACATGATGATTGTTTGGGCAAATGATAAATCGGTAGGTGGTAGAATACGTTGTGGTTCAACTTCAAATGGATTTAATGGTCAAAGTAGTGGTGTTACAGGTTTTCATCCCGGCTTATTGATGCTAAGAGGTGGCTACGATGCAGGATCTAGGGGTTGGACTTTTATATCTGAAAGAACAAGAGGTGGTGTTATTCCAATGGATTCTTTAGCAAGTGGAAATAGCATAGATAAAAATCAGATGGAAGATACGTTGTTAAACTTTGGTGCTATTACAGCAGGTAATAATTATGAAACATTAACAGGAGCAGGTGGGTATTCGGTTCAGAATACAGATGCAGGTGTGGGGTTTGCTACAGGTTCTACTTATTTTGGTAGCTTAGTAATCAATGATGGAAATGCAAGTGAAAAAATAATGGATACATCAAAGACACATATGTATATAGCCATAGCTGATGGAGATAATAGCGAAGTTAGATCAAATGTTTCAGGTACAAGGGCAGGTCAACATATAAAAAATGGGTATGAAGCGTACCAATCTTTAGGGCATTCGGATTGTAAAGCACCTAGAGATGAAATTAAATTTCCTACAGGTAGCCAATACATTTCTGCAGCATCTAACACAGGTGGTCCAACAAGGTGGTGGGCAACACGATGGACTAATGGTGTAGACATGTGTTGGAGTAAGACAACAAATAATAGTCCTGCTGATTTGTATGTACATTTAAAATGTCTTGGAGATTCCCAAGCTTCAGGGTTAACTACTTTAAGTTTAAATGGTAATAACACAGGTGGTGGTACAAGTGGCCTGACGCACTATCAAAATACCACAAATGGATTTTTTCATAACAATGGTGGCATGGGAAGATTAGGAGATGACTATTATGGAGCTAATTCTGAACATAAGTTTTTCTTTAGGAAAGCACCAAAGATATTTGATATTGCTAATTGCGTAGCACAAACTAATACACAAGATGTTTATCATGCATTAGGTTGTGTACCTGCTATGGTTTGGATGAAAGATGTAAACAATACTATAAATAAACCTTGGTATGTTAGACTTAGACCTGACCTTAGAAGTACAGAAGATCCGAGTACTTCCCACTCATACCTTGGTGGTTTTCTTGGTGCTACTTCAGGTAGTAGTAATCCTAATAATGCGTTTATGACTAATCCTTATGCAGGAACAAGTGATATACAGTTTTATGATAATAAGATTACAATAGCATCAGGTGCAAGTTGGACTGATATGGGGAAAGCCAATAATGTAGAACAGATATACTTGTTGTGGGGAGATGGTACTGAAGCTAAGACAGGTGCAGGTTCTTCTCATTATCAATTTAAGTGTGGTACATTTGTAGCAGGATCAGGTGCAAGTAGTTCAGGATACGATTTAGATTTTGGTGAACCTGTTAGATTTTTAATGTTAAAAAGAATGGATGCTGCAGGAGATTGGTATATGTGGGACTATATGTGGGGCATGACATCTACCATTTCTAATGACCCTATGATTACATTGAATAGTGGAGCAGCTCCTGTGACTAATCAAGATTTTATACAAACTTCAAATGCAGGAATTAAAATTCAAAGTACCTTTTTTAACTCACCGACATATGGTGGTTTAGGAAGATACCTTTACATGGGATATACATAGGAGAAAAAAATGTTAAGAAATAAAAAATCAGGAGAGCTAATAACAGAAAATAGTGTACTAGCACAGTATCCAAATACCTCATTTCCAACGATGAAGAATGAAACTTTTTGGAATGGTCTAGGATATGATATACTCTATGAGGGTATAAAACCAACTTGTGACGCACTAAAACAACATGTACTATCGGATGGTGTAGAAGAAAAAACAGAGGGTGATAAAAAGGTATGGTATACTAAATACAAAGTTGTTGATAGATATAGTGATATTGAAGGTGGTAAAACTAAAGCACAACAGGAAGCTGATGCACAGGCTAATATGGATGCAGGTACAGCATCTAGTAATAGAGGACTAAGAAATACAAAGTTAGCCGATACCGATTGGTGGGCAGGTTCTGATCTTACAATGACCGATGCACAAAAGAAGTATCGAAAAGATTTGCGTGATATAACAACCCACAGTTCGTGGCCTAACCTAGCAGATTCCGATTGGCCAACAAAGCCATAGTATATGTTCGATCCAATCACGATTGGTGCTTGCCTGACCACAGCGAGTACGGCTTTTTCAGGTCTAAAGAAAGCCTTTGCGGCAGGTCGTGATATAGAAGCAATGACAGGAGATCTCTCAAGGTGGATGGGTGCTGTGTCAGATATAGAACAAAAAGAAAAGTCAGCTAAGAATCCACCTATCTTTCGTAAGGTATTTGGGTCAGTAGAACAAGAAGCTCTTGAAGCTTTTGCAGCTAAAAAGAAATTAGAAGAACAAAGGTACGAACTTAAAACTTTCATACAGTTTTCTCATGGGCATAAAGCTTGGGAAGAGTTACTTGCAATGGAAGGTAAGATTAGAAAAGTTAGACAAGAACAACTCTATAAGCAACAAGAAATAAAAGATAGACTAATCGAAGGTTTGTTTATTATTTTTTTAGTGTGTACAGTAGTCGGACTTGGTTGGCTAGTATGGTATCTAAAGTCAATACAGGAGTAGACTATGGAAATAAGTGCATGGATGTTTTGGAACATTATATTAACTCTAGTAATTGCACCTGCAGTATGGGCATTTAGAGGTTTAATACATGAGGTTAAACGTATAGATATATTATTAAACAAAACAAGGGAAGAGTATGTCACACGTAAAGAAATGCGTGATGATCTTAGTCAAGTGATGGATGCACTTCATAGATTAGAAGATAAACTAGATAAAGTATTGAGCAAGGAATAGCAAATGAAAAATGTAAAACTAAAATTATCACCTCAAGCAAAGCAAAAGATGATGAAGCACTTCAATTACAAAGGTGATCCTAGATTGTTCACTAAGTTTTTAGCGGCAGATCCTGCCAAGCAACATTTGGTAAATAGGTATTATAGCAAGGCTAAGAAAAAGTATAAGATGTATCAAGGTGGTGCTATAGGATATGCCAAAGGAACAGGACAACCTGAAGTAACTGCTAGTCAGCAAGCGGCTATTGATAAGTTACAACAGATGGGTGGTACGACTAAAGGTTCAGGTGGTGATTACTCTAGTGCTGAAAGTTTTAAGAACTATAAATTCAACGATCCTAATTGGCAGTACGAAGATTTAAAAGCTACCATTGAAGCGGCAGGTGCAGGTGGTAAAACTGAAATAGCAGGGCATCTTAATACTAAACATGGTGCAGATGCAGGAGCGTTTGAATGGGATGGAACAGAGCAAAAAGATCAAGCCACAGAAAAGAAGCCCGATACTATAGCTAAACCTGCAGTTAATCCTATAGAACAACAGATGCAGAATCAGGCAACTAATCCACAGCTAACAGCTAGTCAAACTGTTACGCCTAAAAAGATTGAGTTTAATGAAAATCAGGTTGTTGATGAAGATACAGGAAAGTTAGAGGGAGATGATCCTCAAGCTACGTACACAAAAGCAGATAAGGCTGATGATGTTACAGGAGAAACAGCCAAGAAAGGTGAACAGTACACAGCCTCTAAGAGTAAGGATGAGGTTGACAAAGTAGATGTTACAGGTGAAACCTTAGACAAAGATAAGATTAAAAAGATTGATGCTGAACAACAAGATGAAAGCTCTGTGTCTAAACTAAAAGCTGAACAGGGTGAAGGGATTATGATGGATGATCCCAAGAAGCGTGTACTTCAAGATGGTGAACTTGTAGAAAGTACTGTAGATGCAGAGGGTGCGTCTAAGTATGCTGAAGAATTAAAAGCTGCCGAAGCTGATCCCTCTAAAGACGCTACCCTAGCAGGTCAGCTAGAAAAATATGATGAGTTAATTTTTAGGGAGGATAATCCATTAGCCAAAAACCTAATGCGAAGCCTAAGAGATAAGATGGCTGCTGAAGGTCAACAAGGTTCTAACATGACACAGGCTATGATGCAGGGCATGTTGATGCAACAGATTAATATGGCTAACATAGATGCTCAAACGTACGCAAGATTTGAGGGGCAGAATCTATCTAACAGACAACAGCGTGTTATGTTGGCTGCCGAAACACGTGCAAAGTTTATGGGTCAGAAGTTTGAT